CGCTTGATTTGATATGTAGTATTCAGAACCTAAAACCACACAAGGGTTATCAGAAGCAGGTTGTGTAAGTGAAACTGCATCTTCACAAGTTAAAGAACCACTATTTGAATAACCACTAGGGATATCAAATGTTACGTCTATTGTTCTTGCAGTTGCATTCGCTACCTCTATAAATTTTGCTGCTCCTGTATCTGTTGTTGCACTTACTCCTGTTGCTACTACACCATTTACAGTTACTTGTGCATCATCTAGCACAATCGTACCCTGTTGGGATATTCTAAATCCACTATACGCTATAATATCATCACCACAGGTTAAAGCACTAAGTTGTGTTCCTGCTTGTTGTACATCTTTTGTACATAATAGATAATCGTTTAAGTCAGTAGAACCAGAAGGTGTTGCATTATCGTACCCACTTGGCACTCTAAAGTAAAGTTTTAGTGTTACTGTTCTTGCTGTTGTGTTTGTGTTAGCAGGGTAATCTGTTGTAGTGTAATCTGTTGCACCAACATATACTTTATATATAGATGCTATTGCTTCGTAAGATGGTCTTGTAATTACCCCTGCTTGTGTAATGCTACCACCTGTAATGTTTAAATCACTACACGCTAAACTACCTGTTGCTGCTGCTGTTACTGTAAATGCGTTAGAAGATGTTGTACAACTATCATCATTGTTTTGTGCTGTAACAGTAAAAGTTGCACTTACTCCTGTTGATGCTGTTGTGAAAGATAGCGTTTGTGAAACTCCTGTACCGCTTAGTGAAAATTCTATTGCAGAAGAACCTACTCTATTAACTACATATTTTTTAAATGTTGCCCCACCTTGCTGTGTAAAGAAAGAACCTAAGCTAACTGTTTGTGCTGTTTCATTTAGGTTAGTAATATCTGCGATTGTTCCTGTAAAGGTTGCCATATTAGTATTTGTAGATACATCACAACTTGCAGCAGGAGCTACTTGTGTAAATGTTTGTGGACAGCTAATTGTTGCATCTGCTATATTGCTATATCCATCTGGAATACTAATAGTATAGTTTACTGTTCTTGAAACACTACTATCACCAATATTTAAAGCAGCGAAACTTGTTGCATCTCTATCTATAATAGTACCTTTTAATATATTAGGTTCCGTAATTGTACCGTCTGGTGCTACGCTAAAATTTGTTAGGTTAGCAGTTGTACAGGTAAATGCTCCCAATATTGGTGTAGGTGCAGTTGCTTCTATGTAGAATGGACTTCTTGCGTTTATTTTTGTACTCATCTTTTAAGTGTAAATTCTAATAATTCTTCTACGTCTAATCCGTATGCTTCTATTAATTCGTCTGGTAATGTTTTAAATGCGTTTTGAAATGGTTGCGTAAAAAACAAACTTGGTTTCAAACCTTTGTTGAATATTGACCGTGATATTAAAAAGGCAGTAGATTTGTAACTCATAAACCTCCCCCTTTTATCTGTAAACTGAAAACGTTTAGCTTGTACCCATTTTAGTATTCCATCTCTTAATCCACCTTTCTTACCTTTACCACTCCCAAACTTTGCAAGTGTACCATATCTTAATGTTAAAGGATATGTACTCTTTGCACCCTTAACACCTAAGTCTTGGTAATATGCGTAATCTTCCATAAAGAAGTCTAAACTGAAAGAATTAGGGTTTGCAGTTACCTTACCATCAATACTATTGAATAGCTTCTTAGAAACGTTTTTACCTTTCTTAGTAAGCATCGCTCTACTTTGGTTTATAACTATTCCTTTAAACCTTTCTAGTGCCTCCCTTGTATGTCCTTTTGTTAGCATATAGTCATATCGTTTTCAACCACCACATCAAAAGTTGCTACCCAACCTGCTAACTTGTTTTCAAACCTATCTACAAATGGTTCACATCCTACTGCACCAATCACTTGATACTTGTCTGTGTAAACATCACCCCTTTGTAAAATCGCTATTAGTCTGTTAAGGACTGCTAATTGTGTATTGAGTACATCTTGCTCATTGTCGTTTCCTACAAAGTCATCTTCTACTTCTGCTTTGCTTTCATCTACTACATCCATTGCAAGTACACTAATATTAAAAGTAAGTGTATTGTTTGCTACATTGCAGTTGTTTACTATTAGATGCGATAGTGGAAATATTGTCTGCTTGTTTAAATCTACATCATCTAGGCTTCCATAAGTTACTGTATTCACAAATGGTTCTGCTGCTAGTGTATCTTTTATTTTATCTGTTACATTATAGAACCCTGTCATCTTTGATGTCTTTTAATTTGTTGTCTTTCTAATTCTATTTTTTCTTTTTCAAATGCTAAATACAATAAGCATTCGTGTACGTTTAGTTTAGTGATATTCTCAAACTTGGTAACATCTCCTTTAGCAATTCCATAGATGCTTTGATACCATCCCCATTTTTTCCCAAATGTTGAAGCTGCTGTGTAGTCATTTCCTTGCTCACTTCCTGTTCCAAAAAGCTCAGAGTAGTTTTCAGCAATTCGTTGTTTAAACGATAAAAAAAAACCATCGCACCCATTACTACATCTAAAGGCATCTTCTTCATCTGTTCTGCTAAGTCTAAACCATCGTAATCTTCTATCTGGTATCTATCACCCTTCTTTAGCGTTACAGGTCTATACAGTACAGCCATTGCCTTGTGCATACTATCCCAATCTATAAAGTTCTCATCTAAGTCCACATACTCACCTAATGTCATATCATCTAATACAGGAATAAACCCAAACTCCTTACCACCCATTGTAAAGGTTCTTATAAGGTCTTGCTTAGGTTCAAATAGTCTATTAATGTCGTTTAGTATCTCTTGTACTGACGTAAACTTTATCTTGGCAATATCTTTAAGGTCAAGGTTGCAAAATATCTCAACAGTCTTGTGCATCATAAATCCTGTATCTTGATTTTCGTCTGTGTTGATACGTGCAAACTTCTGATACTGCTCTAATGTAACTTCACTAAGGCTGCTTGGTATTAGTATATCTACTTTCATATAAGTACAATAAAATTATGTGAGATATGTATAAAAAGAAAGAGGTAACATTTCTGCTACCTCTAAACCAATTAATCTAAAACTAAATCTATCAAATGAAAATATACCTCTAAGTTACAAATTTTTTAAACATATACAAATACATCTCGTTTAATTTTTCTTCCAACTCTTTACTATTCTGTTCGTATGAATCTTCACCCATCTTTTTCTGACCTTGCAAATCCATAATAAGCTGTACAGGATAAGGCTTCTTTGACCAACCTCTACCCATTGGGTACTGTTCTACAAAAAACCCTTTGTTCCAACAACCGCTATACACCTTATGTCTAATACGGTGGTCTTTGTTTACTTGTTCTAACGTGTAATCGCTACCCATATCAATACTTTGTATGCTGTGAAGAATCCTGCTGCTTGTGCTGTCATCAAGATAAGTAGTTGTTTACCTGCTCTAATCAGTTCAGGTCTATTGCGTTTTGCAAATACCATTTCTGTAAGTTCTAAAAATGCTCTCATAATAATTGTTGTTTTACATTAAATATGCTTCAAAGCAATCTCCATTGCAGAAGTCTTTTTCTGTTGGTCTGCCACAAGTAGGGCAGGGTTCATCGCATTCTCCAATGCTTCTTAAATAACTTTCGTACTCTCTTTCTAAATAATCCATATTGTTTGTTTTAAAAGGGGCATCGCTGCCCCCTGTTGGTTATATAGCTTTTTTTAAGGCTTTGTAGTATTTTAAACCTGTTTCATAGTGAAATGTTTTGTTTGTTTTTTCATTTACACTATTGTAGTTTAAAGAACCATCTTTTTTTCTATTTATGTAGAAAGTTCTGTTTTTTAATTTTGTTTCGTGAATTGTCATAATTGTTTGTTTTAATTGTTATACACTTCAAAGATATAAACTTTTTATTAACTGCCAAATTAATAGACAAAATATTTTCCCTTGTGTGGGTTCTCTAATGTATCAGTCAAGATGTAACGTGCAGCATCTATACAGTCAGGGTGTTCTCCTGTTGGTTTCTGTAAGGTGTTACCTTCTTTATCCTTCGCCCAAATATATCCTTGCAGTTCCCTCTTTAGGTTGTTGCTTCTACTTGTTACATATATTTCGTTTTGGTTCATTAGGTTTAAACCATATACTACTGAATCTCTACCCTTACTTACAGGTGTTACCGTATGTCCATACCCTTGCAACTCTGCGATACTCTTTGGTTCTGCTGAATCAGCTACAATAGCTTCCTTTATTCCATTACTTGTAAGATACCTACTAATATCTCTGTTGAGCATTCCTTTCTTGTATAGAACCTCATCGTATATATAAGCATCATTCCATTTGTATAGTGCTATTAAAGTTGTAGGGTCAACTGAATAGCCAAAGTCCATTCCATATCCTAATAGTCTAGCTTCTTGTGGTATTGTATCAATTTCTTTCCAATCTGGAATACATACGCCCTCTAAGCTACCTATCTCACCAAGTCCATACACTCGCCACCAATTTGCCCAATACGTTGAGGTCTTAGCTTTCTCCTTAGCCTTCTCTATTTCTCTTACTATCGTTTCAGGTAGTGAATCATTGTCTTTGTAAGTTAGTGTGATAAAGTCTGTATCTTCTTTTCCCACTAATTCCTTATCTACCCAAAATAGTGCAGCAGGGTTATAGTCTAACCACACATTGCCTGATGTTCTTACTACTAATTGTTGGTAGGCATCAAAGGGTACATTGTTACACTCGTTAATATAAAGGTCTGTTCTCCTTGCACCTCTTAGTTTGTCTGGTTGGTCTGTTGAAAAGAACTCTATATAACTTCCATTTGTAAACGTGTATTTTAAGGTACTTTTATTTAGTTGGCTATCCTTATACCTATTCATACTCTTTAAGATGCCTAAGAAGTCTTTATATGCCCCTCTACGCAAGTGTGGTATGCTTTCACTTACTACACTAATTTCTTTGCCCTCATTTCTTATAGCGTAGTCAATTAGGATAAGCAGGATACAAATAGTCTTTCCTGCTGATGTACCACCCCTAATTATCTTAACCCTGCTGTCAAGGTTTCTTAGTTTTGTAAGTGCTTGTGTTTTTTTTATCTGCATACATTTTACAGATAGGGTTTAGGTTCTCCCTAATCTATAAACAAAGGTAAGTCCTCATTGATTGTGATGTCTTTCGTTTCACGAGGTTTACCTGCATAATAATTATAGAATAATTGCACATATTTGAAATCACCTTTTTGTAATCCTTTAGTTAGTGCTTCAAATGCAATAGGTTCTAACGGTGTCAGTTTTTCAATCAACTTCACTTCTTCTGCTTTAGGTTTTCTCCCTGCATTTTTGTTACCACCGTTAAACTTCCTTTTATCCATAATCAAATAAAATCATTAATGAATCTAACTATACAATAAATATTTAGCAATTTTGTTAAAATAGCCTTTGTTGTGCTTGATGTTCTTTCAGTCTTTTCATTGCAGCTTCGTAGTAGTCTTTATCCAATTCACAAGCTGTTAAATCAAAGCCTAAGTTATGGCAAGCTATCGCTATTGAACCTGAACCTAAATGGGTGTCCAATATTTTATCGCCATCTTTTGCATAATTGTCCAAAATCCATTCATATAATTTTACGGGTTTTTGCGTTGGGTGAATTCTAATTTCTTTGTTTTTCATATCGTGTTGCAACATTCCATTCCAAACAATTTCACAAACATTAACACTTTGACTCCCGCTATAATAGGCTAATTCAGCCCTTCCAAATGCAGTACCTTTTTTATCCCAACAAATCCTCCCGCCGTTTAAATTGTAATTTTTATAAAAATTAACTCCCCAAATTATTTGATTTCTTGAAACCCTTTTCAATTCTTCAAAATATTCTTTGTTTGGTTCAATGTTTTCAAAAACCTTGTATTTTTTTCTTTTTGTAGCTTGTTTTTTTTGATTCTTATTATTATTTAAACCAATGGCATCATTACCTCCATAAGGTGGGTCAACAATAGCAAGGTCAAAGTAATTATCCTCATACCTTGCCATTAGTTCCATATTATCTTCGTTAGTTATTTTCATCTCTTATTCCTCTCTAAAGTATTCTATAACTGCCATTGCTAGTAGTCCAAATGCTGTAATTACAAATAGTAGTAGTGAATATTCCATTATAGTTTTGCGTATTTAGTGTATCTATCTGTCTTGTAATATCCGTTTAAGAAACTTGTTAGTCTATACAGTCTATACTTTGTTTTCTCTGCTAATTGTAATGCTTCATCTCTTTCTTGTTCTGCAACCTCCTTTTCTCTTATTAGCTTTTCTATGTGTGTTTCATTCTTTGATACCTTAACCTTCTTTAAAACGTTTGCTATGTTTTTGTATGCTGCTAATTCACGTTGATATAAGTTAGGTTGTAGTTTAAAGTTCTCAAACGTTCTGAAACCGTGTAGTGCTGTTGCGTGGTTCTTGTTAAACACGTCTGCTATTCTTTGTAGTGAGTAAGGTGTATATTCTCTTGCTAATCTGTAATAAATCACCCTTGCATATATTACTTTTTGTTTTCTATTGTTTTGGTAGAGGTTTGTTTTCAACTCTTCTCCTACCATATCTGCGATGTTATTCAGTATCATTTCTTTTTATAATGTTTGTTATTGTATCATACTTTGTTTCGTTTATTGCTTTAAGGATTCCTGCACAGGCTTCGTAGTTTTCTTCTGCTTCGTACATACCTAAGTAGATTTCTAATTCATCTACTGATACACCTTCTGCAAGGTCTAGTAATGCTATTCTATAAAACTTGTATATTTCATCAGTCATAAGAACCTGTTACGGTGTTTCGTGTTTCATTTGATTTTTTAACTTCTGTGTACTTTTTACTATTGTTTGCAACTCGCGTTGGTAGGGAGGTCGTATGTCTAACTTGCCACCATATCCAATTACACCGTCGTCTTGATTATCTTCGTACCCAGTCGTTAAATCGCGAATTTTTATTTCTTTTAGTTCTATGTTCATATTCTTTTATTTTTTATAATGATTCTTGCATAAGGAACTTTTACAATTCCATTTTCCATCATATATAGGTCACCATCAACTGCACCACGGTTTTGGACTTCCTTTCTATATTTCTTGTGTTCGGGTTTATAAGGGTGAACACCTATCTCAATTCCTGAGTTAGAAATTCCCAATCCAATAATTTCAAATTGTTCTGGATTATGCTTATCTATAAAAGTTATTGGAACCCCCATAAATCCTTTATAATCTATTGGAATATTAGCAACTTTTGAAACTTCGATACCATCGTAGTTTTCGTATTTAGGATATTTGTCTTCGTTTCCTTTGTAAGTTTTGTGTAGAATTATATCTTCTTTATGCTTCTTTACATCAAGGTTAGTAAACCAACAAGAAGTTGAAACCCTTGCGATTTTTTTCCCACTTTCATCAATATGATGATACTTTTCCCAATCATCAGGAACAATAAAGAACATCCCTACATTGAAATTTGTGTATCCTGTTCTTAATTTATTATCTTTTATCAATGCAAATGTTTCTTTGTAAGTGATTGAATTTGTGTTTCCAATTATCAGAAACTTTTTGTTGTACTCTTCAAGTTGTGAAATATATTCTCTGAATAATGAAAATGGTGGATTACTAACAACGATATCCGCTTTTTTCAAAAGTTCAATACATTCATTACTTCTGAAGTCACCATTACCCTTCAATTTTTTCGTAACATTTTTATTATGTTTTAATAAATACTCTACATCTGATATATCTATTGCTCCGTCATTGTTGTAATCTTTTACTTCGTTAATTTCAATTTTGATTGGTTCTTTCTCATTTTCTTTTTTAACTCCTTCAATATCAAATAGTGAAACTTGGGAGCCTAAGACGGGTGACCCTGAATAACTAGTTGCAATGAGTTTCTTTATTCCAAGAAGGTTAAAGTTAGAAGCAAAGTATTTAAAGAAATTGCTTTCATACGGGTCATCGGCATTACAGTATACAATTTTATCCTTGAACTGGTCTTTGTAGTATCTTAATTCCTTTTCAATATCTGTCAGTTGAGTATAAAACTCATCTTTCTTAACTTTTTTTGCTGTCTGCAAGATTGAATGCTGTGTCTTACTGCCCATCTGTGACTACTTTAAATTCTAGTTTATTGTTACCAACAAATTAATTAATAACAAATGTAGATAATGTTTTTTGTGATATGTTAATTATTGCAGAAGGTTTATGTGTTTTGTTATCCCAATTATCTACCATATCTACTATTACATCATTATAAGGATAATCAAGCATTGATGTATATTCTCTTGATGATGATTTTATTTCTAATGGTATTTTTATGTCTTTCTTATACACAAACAAATCTCCTTTATCTGTGTAATCAATTCTTTTTCCATATTCTGGGCGTATCCTTAATTTATCAATAGTTACTTTTAAACCCTTTTTTTCAAGTATTTCCTTTACTTTGATTTGATAATTGTAACCTGTTTTTAACTGTTTTACAAAGTCTGCGTGTTTATAACTCATAAAATTCCTCTTAATACATATTGGTCAATGTCGTTTTCCTCTTGGAAGAAGTACTTATAGTTGCTTACTGCTTGTTTAAATTTGTCCTCACCTCTTTGTATAAACTCATCAGTAGTTTCAAATATCCCTATATCAGTACTTGCTTTATCCACTACCAAGAACTTAAAGTCTTTAGCGTTAAACATTCTTTTATATAGGTATGCTTGTAAATCGTACCCATACTTATCGCAAGACCACCTAAAGGAAGAAAGGTCAGCAGAAGTCTTTAAATCTATTATAGTATCACCTTGTAAGATGTCTGCCTTTGCTCTAAAGGGTAACCCCTCTATCATTTCTATTGCAGGAACTTCAAACTCTGATTTGTTTAGTAGTTTAAGTGCTGCTTCATTTCTTAGTACAGCATCTGCAACTCGTTCTGCTTGGCTCTTTTCCTTTGTCAGAAACACCTCACCATACTCTGCTTTTGCTTCTTTGTATATCTTGGTGTTCTTAGTTGAAGCATCTACAAAGTGCAACTCATCTACTTTGTGTGGTTCTAGTATCAACCAATGGACTAACTTACCTTGTGCTAATGCAGGACTGTCTGCACTAGGGTCGCCATACTTAGTTACGTTTCTGTATGTCTTTGGTGATTTAAGTATCATCTTTAGACTACTACTGCTTAGTGCGTGTTTACCTAAGTGTCCATAGTAGAACTCATCGTTGTACATCTCGGCAAGGATTTCTTCCTTTGCCCAATGCTCATTGTTTAGTAGTGTAATCATATTGCTTGTCTTTTAATCTTTTCAAATCTTGCTCTCCTAACGTGTCCATCTAAATAACTTTCAGCATTAGCTAAGATGTTGTCTAGTTCTTGTTCTGTGTAGTTTGAGTATTCGTACTCTACCCACCAACTTTCTTGTTCGTAAATCATAATTGTTTGTTTTAAAATTATATCGCAATCTAAATAACTTTTCTGATATACACAAGTTATTCACTTTCTTTTTCTTCTAGGCTTACCCCATCTAACTTCTCCAACCTCAACAGAACTGATACAACAATCTTTTCCAGGTTCTCTAATCTGTTCTCTATTTGCAGCAGGGTTTTCTGCTTTCTTGTTACTCTTGGTTTCATTTCTGTTGCTTTAGTTTTTCTATATATAGCAATCCATCCATCATCTCCTCAGCGAGGTGATTCAGGAATGTATAAAACCCATCAGGGCTATCGTATAAAGTAGTACCATACTTTTCTATACCTGCTTCTGAACGCTCCTTAAAACGCTTTATAACATCTTCTACAATCTTATCTGTTTTCTTTTCGTTGGTGTGGTTAGTAACGTACCCACCTGCTTCAAAGAATTTGCTTACTGAATCGCTCATTTTATAAAAAATTTCCAAAGTGTTACTATAAAATATTCTATTACTCTAAATAGAATATATCCTACTATTAACTGTTGTATCATAATCCTAGTTCTTCTTTCTTTTTATACTTGTTTAGTTCTTCTTCTAGTGCAGCTATCTTTTGGTCTGCATCTCTTGCTCGTCTAGTCATCCTAAGACTATCTGTCCTGTATTGGTCTAGTGCAATATGGTAGTTACCTCTATCAAGTTGTAGCTTGTTAGTAATTAATGTAACCTTTATGATTGCATCTCTTACCTCTTGTAACTGCTCGTTGTCTGGTCTTGCATCGCACCACTCCTTAATCTGTGATTGTATTAGTAGTAATGATGTCGTTAGGTTCAATTCATCTAGGTTGTCAAACTTGGCTAACATTGCTTCTTTAGGTGTCATAATATCTCTGCGTCTATTACAGGTAACATAGTTACCATTTTGGGAATATAATTGTTATTGCTAAAGTTAGTAGTTTTTTTGAAATAACCAGATTCCCACTTAGGTTTTATTAGAAATAAGTTATACCTATAAACACCTTTAGGTGTAGAACAGATGTACATAGGAAGGTCTAAATGTTTTGTACACACTTCTAACATAGCATCGTACTTCTTTTTTTCTAATACTAATGTATCATAGTGCTTTGTTCTGCATTTCAACTCTACCCTGTGATAACTAGAAGGACTGTAACAATCCCATCTACTCATTTTGTTTCTTGACATTACTAAGTCTGGATAACAACAATCAACAAGGTATTCAAATAGTTGTTGCTCTTGCATTAACTGTACTCCTTAAATACACGTTCTAACTTCTTCCAGACATTGTTAAGGAAACAAGTACCGCAGTTTGTCATCTCTGCACTATCGTTAAACACCCTATTGTAAATGTCTAGCAATCTTCTTTGTTCTTCTACTGTTACCTTGTTTAACTTACCTACACGTTCAGATAAATAATTAAACTCATCTTCTGTAAGGCAGTTAGGTTTTTGGTATGGAAATATGTGGTTTAGTTTGTCCTTGCGTTCATCACATCCACAATCTTCACCCGCTAAGAATTTAACAGCCTTTTCAATCCCTGTTGCCTTTGTAATCTTCTGTACAGTATCTCCTACCCCTGCACTTGCTTGTTCGTGGTTCTTAACCCATTCTTTATACGCTTTAGTCCTCTTGTCTTTAGGTGGTTCTGGTGTTTTCATAATCTATCGTAATCTTTGTTTCTGTAATCATCGTAATCTTCTTGTAATTTATTTCGTAGGTCTTGCTTTAGGTGTTTAAGGCTGTTGTATATGCTTACCCAACTTATCTTAGTTTCTGCTGCTAGTTTTCGCATACTCATATCTGTTTGGCTGTATAGCTTCCACAGTTTTCTATCGTACCAATTCCACTCATCTGCAACTCCATCTACAAGTTCACAGATTTTATGAAAGGCTTCGTTTTCTTCTATGTTGTCTTGGTGTGGTAACTGTACGTGTAATTCCTCATCATCTATACGTACTAAACCAATCTTCTTCTTCTTGTTGTAATATTGGTAATACAGACTTCTTAGAGTAAAGAACACATAACCTCTACTCACTTTTCCGTTTCTTATAACCTTTTCCTCACTTGCATACTTAAGTAGTACAAAGTACATCTCCTGCACAATATCTTCTGCATACCTATACTCACCAAAACTATTTATAATAGCTACCCAATCCTTGTGCTGTTCAGCAACAAGTTCTAACCATTTAAGGGTGTTTCCCATATTACTGTAAAACTTATTACAAATATGCAACATTGCAAAGTATGTTCTGTTACACGTTCTTCTTCTATATCCACATAAGAATATAAAGCACCACACACTAACCCCATTACAAGTCCTATGTGCATTTGTGCATTGTTTAACTGCCCCCAAAAAAGCATAAGGGTTAATGTTAGTAGTAGTGTAAGTATTAAAGGTATCAAAATATTATCTCGTTTACTTCTGTTTTTTTACTGTGTAAAATGTCTTTACCTAGAAATTCAAATCCTACATTATTCCTAGACATTCTTAACCTTATGGGCATTTCGTACGGGGTGCATCTCATTCCAGATTCTGTTTCTTTGACCTTCAAAACGTGCAACTCTGAATACATCCATTCAGTAGGGTGTGCTGTCATTCTGTGGACACACAGCACATCATCAGCACGGTTACCCCACTTGCCACCACCTTCTACTTGAGATAGGTTAAGAGGTTGAGGTAAGTTCTCGTACTCGTGTCCTTTAGGGTAAGTTCTACGCATTGCTTCTGTTACACCGTGTGCATTTAGGTAAATAGTTAAATTGCTTTGTTTTGCAAATAATCTTAGTTCACTTGCTACTTGATAGTCGTATTCGTGTCCGCCTAAGTTACGCATTAATTGCTTGTCTTTTGCTAGACTGTTATAAGGGTCTATCATTAGTCCATCGTAATCCCAAGCATCTTTAATAGCTTTTGCTTCTTGTAATAGTTCCTTATAGGTAACAAGATTATCTACATCTATTATCTTAAAATGTGTATCACACCATTTAACTGCTTCATCTATGTTTTCTTCTGTTGCTGTCTGAATAGGTTTGCCCATCTTAAACTCTATAATCTTACGTACAATACTTTGAGGTGTATTCTCACTTGACCATATCAAGAACTTTAAATTGTGCTTTATTGCCCATACAGTAAACAGATAAGTAAGTACTGTTGTCTTACCTACGTTAGCGTGTCCTATTAGCATATTAAAGTTACCGTGTTTAAATCTAATATACTCATCAATCTCATCTATATCTATCTTCAATCCTTCTTTTATCCTTCCGTGTTTAATGTCTAATATTCTTTCTCTTAAATCGTTTGCTCTTGCAATCATTTGTTTGGTAATGGTTTAATTCCGTATTTGTTTGTTTCTTTTGCTATGTTTTTAACGTACTTATCAAATTTATACCCTAATATAGGATTTACATTATAGTTCCAAAAATCGTGAGGCATTTCCTCACCTTGTTTCAGTTCTTTAAGTTTTCGCATCAATATATAAAAAAAGGGGGTTGTTACACCCCCAATTAATTAAAATGGTAAATCTACTTCTCTTGCTTGGTTCTGTTCTGCATTTGTTACTTCGTTGCGTTCTGCTACGCTAATACCTTCTTCACTTATCCATCGTACTGCTGCATTTCCTAATGTGATAGCAGGTGTTTTAGCTTCTCTTTCTTCTTTACTTAGTGATTGCGTAACCCAAACGTTATTCCCATAACTTGATTGGTTCTGCACCATTGCTGTAAAGTTGAGGTAACTCTTACCATTTTTACCTTTTATTAGTTTTGATTTGTCAATCGCTGTAAGGTCAATACTTCCTGAAATAATTGCTGTGTTCTTTTTTTCCATTCTATTTTAAATTTATAATTATTATGTTCTCCTATGTAATATACTTTTTTTACTTTACACTTTTGACAACTCATCTTGTACTTTTTTAGATACTTTGTACTTTGCTTTAATGTTGTCTATTGTGCCACCACCTTGTAAGTACTCTATTGCTTTAGTGTACTCTGGTGTGTTAGCGTTTAGCCATCTCTTTTCTTCTTGGGTAGTCTTACCACTTGCAGCGTTCCCATCGTCATCTTCTGCTTGTAGTCCTAATAGAGATGCTAACGTGTAGCGTCTGTAATAAGTAATACAAGAACCTAGTTTTTGTGGGTCTAATATCTGTGGTAGTTCTAAAGTAGATATTACACAAGTTTCAGACTCTATACAAGTGATTTTTGTTTCTACTAAGTTACCTATAATAGGTTGTGTAAGTAACAACTTGTGCTTCTTTAATAGAGGTTGTAGTTGTTTAATTAGTGAATTAATGTCAAAGTATTTTGACTTGTAGAATGGGTTGTTAGCATCTTTGCTAATCGCTCCAATCTCTTGCTGTAAGTTAAACAGCTTTTGCGATAAAGATAATTGTTTGCTCATATATAAAATTTTAAGTTTCTCAAAGTTAAACAAAAAATCTGTAAAAAGCAAAAGGTGGACAAAATCCACCCTTCACAAACAAACAATTATTAGAGAAAAATTAGGAAAGTTTTTTAAGAAGCGTAGTATATTTCTCAATCATTTCCTCTAATTCTACATTTGTAAATTTAGTAATTTCTTGACTCTTTTTATATAACTCGTCAGATAAGTTACTACCAAGATATAAACTATACTTGTATTGTTCTCCTGCTCTGTAAACGTTACAAGCTACACATTGTGGTTTTACATTTCTTAAATCCCATCTAGTGCTGTAATGTTTTCTACTTATAAAGTGTCCTGCTTGTATTCCACCTGTTTTCCAATGTCCTACTTTACCACAAGTAACACAAGTACAATAACCTCTTTTATCAGCATTACTTAGTCTTACATATTGACTAAACACAACATCAAGTTTTTTAACTAGTTTACTTCTTGTTGGTTTCTTTGCTGTCTTAGGCATTGTCTTTTTTTTAATCATCTAAAGACTTTAAAAGTATCTCACCAGATGCTTCGTCTATGCCTTTTATTTGTTTGTAAATAAATTTAGAATTTGCTTTTACTTCTTTTTTTTCTGTTTTAGTAGAATCTATACCTAAGTTAGTATATTGGTTGCAGTCTATTTTAAGTAAAGCATCAGTTCTTTCTTTTATACTTAATTGAAAGTCTGTTGCTATTTTTTGCGCTAGTTGTTTTATGTCTTTCATATATTTAAAATAATACATTATTAGCCTCCACCCACCAAAGGTCGGACATTTTTTTTAAAAAGTCAATAGTAATTTTAAGAAATTTTATTTGTGGTGCTTATTTCCTATTATTTTTTCTGCACCTCTACTACCAAAGTAACCAATAAAGACAAGCTGTAATAGTTCTTTAACAACTGACAACTCATCTATTTGCAAATACCATCCAATGATGAATGCACCTGTCAATGTTATTAGTGTTAATGGTCTTACGTTTTGTGCTAACCAACTTGTACTTTTAGCATCAGCTACCCAACGCTTAGTAATACCATCAAATTCGTGTATTTCTTGGTCTAGTTTGCGTAAGGCGATTTGTTTATCAGCATCTGACATTTCACTACCACCAATAATGGTACGGACAACATTACCAATAGGGGTGTCATTAGCAAGGCTGCCAACAACTGAAGGGATTTTAGAAAGTAGAAATTGACCAACTTTTGTGTCTTTAAATTTTTTCTTTTCGCTCATCTTTTTTGTGTTCAAGCCATAGCTGTTGTGCTTGTTCAATGGTTATTTCACCATCTCTTAACTGCTCACGTATCTCATCATACGTCATCTTGCAACAAGTTGTTTTTATAGTTACCACAAGTGCAACCATTAGCAATGCTCTTTTCATATCGTGCGTGTGTTTGTGCTATAATAGCGTTTGTCAAGGAATCTATACTCTTACGTATTTCCTTTAGTTCGTTTCTAAGTCCGTTAGACTTTATTTTTAGTTCGTTTGACATAGTGTGCTTCCTACTGTATTAGTAAGTCCATATAACGTCTGGGTCTTTGTCAGGGTCGTTGTCAACGTGGATAAATCCGTTTTTCCCTGATATTCCAATACGGTTAAACCCTGCTTGTAACAAGGCTTTTGTGATAATGTATCTTTGTCTACTTGTTGGTGCTGCAATGTCTGCTGCATACCCAAAGAGGTGTGAACTACCTTTTGAATTAACTCCTGATTGTACTCCCCCAACGTAGGCATTATGTGATATTGTTCTGTATCCACTTGTGATTGTGAAGGGGATACCTGCAATACCTCTAGCATCATCCAACATAGCAAGAAAGTTAGAATCCATATTCTTACCACTACCGATTTCATCTGGGCTGTCAAATTCAGATATTTCAAAGTGTAACATATTATTTGTCTAATATACTTTTAAATGCTTCACTACCTGCGTTAATTATTTCTTTCTGCAAGTTAATCATTTGTGCTTCGTAAGCATCTTTTTGTTCTACTAATTGGTCTATATGTTTTTGCTGACTTTCTACCTTAGATTTTAAATCAGCAACCTCATCTGGATTTCTACCGATGATGGCATAGATAACCACACTTAGACTTCCTACAATCATACCTACAATGGAAACAATAATGTCTTTATTTTCGGCAGGAATAGAATTATTTGCTAAATATAATAACAATAAAATTACAAGGATAAAGATACCTGCTGCTCCTGAATAGTGAATTAAGTCCTTTCTTTTCATTTGATTTGTTTGTAGATTTTAGTTAAGGTATAGATTATGGTTAGTATTAACACAACTGTTTGTAGCTGCGTGTTTATATTAGGCATAGCACTAAATACTATTGCTCCTATATTTAATCCGTATATTCTCAAGTCTTGTATCATTATGATATTCCGTATTTTCCTTTCTGTTCATTATACTTAGTATCTAGTTCAGAAGTAGTAAATGTAGTATCGTATGCTCTTATTTCACCCAAATAACCATAACCACCATAAACACTATCAGGGTCATTAAAGAGATAAATGTCTGTATCTACTGTTTGTTGCGGTGATACATCACCAAAGTCGTGATTATTGTAATTTGTTTCATTTGGTTGATAACGGTGCAGTCCAAATTCATTATTACTATAATCCCAATCAATTACAACCATAAACCAATCTGTATTGTTTACAGAACCTACATAGCCACTATTCACGTCTGCATTATAAGATGTATCACGAACGAAAAAATTAAATCCTTCTACACTAGGGTCGTAATATCTACAATAAGAACTACTATTTGCAGCATTCTTAGAGTGAAAGATTACATTTAATCCACTAACACCTGGACTAATGGAAGGCAATCGCATCCAAAATAAAAATGTTAAAGTTTGACCTGATTTAGTGCTTAATGCTCCACCGTGTACAGAACTTGGAATCTTAAAGTAGTCATCTCTAGTAGATAGATTTAAGTAAGTTGCTCCATTTACAGTACCTGTTGAAGGAACAGATGTAACAATTTCAGCGTCATAATCATTACCACTTACATCAAACCAAGTTGAACCACTACCAGTCCAAGAATTAGAATTATTAGCGTCTAACCAAAGAATTAAGTTATCTTCTAACGCTTCTGATGCACTAGGCATAAATAGTCTTTTGTTTGGCATCTCTAGTAGTTTATATCATAAGAAACAACTTGTGCTTTTGTTGTTTTAGCATTTATAGCTGTTTCGTGTGTATTACAAGCCGTTCTAATCCCATCTCTTTCTGTTTGTATATTACTAGGAATAGCAGTGCTTTTTTCACTCTTTCTCGTAACATACCAATCAGTGTCCGATAGCTTATCATTCGCTAATTGTTTTGCTTCTTTTATCTTATTTGCTTTTAAATCTGCTAAACTTTCAGTCCAAGTTTTATTGCTTACAGGATATGTAAATTGACTGTTATCTGTATCAAAATAAATATTGCCAAGTTCTTTTATTCTACTATCATAAGCAGGAATGATAACATCGTAAAAACCGTGTACTTCCAAATCATCGTCAGAGAGTAAATTAAAACCCGCTATAATATTACCGTATGATTTTGGTACTGTATTATAGACTTTAATTGTTCCGTTGTAATCTTTTGCTTTCATATTATGGTGTTGTATCTACTTCAAATTTGTTAATAGCATATGCAATCTTGGCTGCACTATCTGTATCATCTAGACAGGTTACTTGAATAATATTAGGTTCTGCTGTATCTAACTCTGTATCACCTACTCTGTAAAATGTATCAGTTGTAAAGTCCGAGTCTAACGTGATAACTGCACTTGTAAGAGTACCTGTCATAATTATATCTATCGTTTGACCTGTTTTTAAACCTTGTATCGTTAGAGTAGCTGTTGTAATGTTTCCTGTTAAAAGAAATACACTTGCATTTGCTGCGTTTAAGTTTTGACTTCCTGTTGAACTACTTGTTTCTTTTTCTGTGTATCTATCCGCTAACTCTGCGTGGTCAACAATGTCATCGTTTAACATTGCGTTAGTAACAAAGTTGTTACCATACACCTCGTCAAAGTTGTCGTTTAGTTTGTCAAAGGCAGTTCTTAATGGGTCGCCTGTACCATCGTTTGCTGCTGTTCCTAAATTTACTGTCTGTTTAGCCATTTTATACTAATGATTTATCTGCTGTTAAAATTGCACTATCTGCTCTGTATCTTGTATCGTCTGATGTTATTGCTAACGTTTCTATTTGTCCTGCCACTAAGCTACTTAAAAAACAATCAGGTGAACTAAATGCAGGTATAGACTCGGCAATAGTGTTATCTTCATCACCGAACTCTGTAAAGCAATATATCTTACCCCAATTAATTGTGTTAGCCATAATTACTAATTCATACAAGCAGGTTCACTATCAATGTCAATAGTACTTTCATTGGAAGATGCTCCCCACCAAGAACTACAATATATTTGACCCCAATTAATAGTATTTGCCAT